TGGTTTTCGATAGTTTTCTGTTGCGCTGCTATTACAGAGAATAATTTCTCCTTATCCGTATCGGTGCTGTTCTTTTCCCCCATTATAAGCCAGTTAGCATCGACCCATTCGAAGTTTTCTATGATTTTTACGATATTATCGTAACTGGGCATATTCCTTCCGGAAACGATATTGTTTGTCGAGGTCCACGATAGTCCTAATTTGCGTGCAAAGGAGCTCACATTGTGCCCCTCTTTCTCCATGATTTGGAGGATCCTTGTAGTAATGTTTTCCTTGTCTCCCATATAGCATAATTCTTAAAAATATAACAAATGACAAAAATAATCACCCAAATATTTGTTTTTATGAAATAAAAGTTGCATCTTTGCGTCACGAAATATTTTCTACGCTACGAAAATAATAAAAACATTTGGAGTAGCAAGGGAAACCTTAAAAAAAGATTAGAATATGGAATTTAAAGAGTATGTAAATTCATTACCTAACCGAAGAGATGAAGTAACTTCGGAGTTGGCTGCTCTGTGCTGTGTGTCGAATAACACGGTTTACAGATGGTTGCGTGGGGATTTTATTCCCGATGCCCTTAAGAGGAAGGTGATTGCAGATTATCTTCGAGTGCCGGAAAAAGAATTGTGGCCGAATGTGTGAAGTATGCAGGAGCTGCGTGTCCTGCCGAAATTGTATCAACGGGTTGTATTGCCTGAAGTTGAAAGAATATGTGGAACACGCTCGGAGTAAGAAATGTAAAACCAAAACAGAAAACCTATGAAAGTAAAGGATTTTGAAAAGGCAATAGACGAGCTTTGCGCCGGTATTGCAATCGACGAAATGAAGATCAGGCACTCGGACGTGCGACAGGTGAATGCGCATACGGATAAGCTGCTGATTGTGTGGGATGAACACGGCCGGGCCTTCACTGCCTCCAAGGAACAAAAGCGAGAGCTCTTCCTGACAGACGGAGAAGATGGCGGGATTGTCGGCACAGTAGGCATTCCGTTGAATAGGGATAAGAGTTTCGACCTTAAATTCGAATGATTATGACCAGTATCAGAAAGATTAGGAAAGCCTATAAGTGCAAAAACGGTATTAAGACAATCCGTGTTCACTTCAAATCTAAAAGCGACTTCACACCAACAATGTGCAAAATGCTCAGAAAAAGCACCACGGAACTCTTGCGTAAAAATATATAATGAAGATGTTTATCGACAAAGACAGCTGGGGACGGTTCTCCATCAACGACTTGAGCGAGCGCGACCTTCGCTTGTTCTACGAAGCCTTGAGGATATATGCGCAGGCTAACCTGGGGCGTATTCACCCGGAGGACAACGTGCGCATCTTCGGCTTTTCCAGCGAATTCTTTCAGGCTCTGAACGAGAAGAAGCCATCGCCGGGAAACGTTCTACCCGGAGCCTGTGTAATTGATTAATTATCAATCGTATATATTGCCGAAATCAAAAGGTCACCTTTCGACAGGACAAACAAAAACTTATTGAATGAGAAAACGGAATCACGAAAACAAACGGTGGACGGCCGATGATGCAGTCTATGTCAGGCAGCATTATGGCAAGGTTTCGCTCGAAGATATGGCAGCGCACCTGGGGCGCAGCTCGATGTCAGTAAGGCTCTACATCCTGCGCAACCGTCTGACGACGGGGCGCACCGTGAAGCGCAATCTGCTGGTTGAAATGCTCCGAATGAAGTTCCGCCACATCGAAGACTTCACTCCGACGCGGACCTTCTATCAGGAGACGGGCATCGGACAGCGTCGTTATTGGGACCTGTTCTTCGGTCGCAAGCCGATAACGGGAAAGGAGTATGCTGCCGTGGCGGAATATCTTGGCGTGACGGTGCAGGAGGCGTTCGAGTCGCGCCAGCTGGAATTATTCGAGGAAAATGAGAAAACGGTATGATAGACAAGATATTCATTGAGAAAGTAAAGTCGGCACTGAACATCGTGGACGTCGTAGAGTCGTTCACCCACTTGCAGAAAGCCGGTGTGAACTATAAAGGCGTGTGTCCATTTCACGACGATCACGCCCCGTCGATGGTGGTGAGTCCGTCACGACAGACCTACCATTGTTTCGTCTGCGGAGCAAGTGGCGATGTCATCTCGTTTGTACAGCACTATCTGAACATGAGCTTCATGGAGGCCTTGCGATGGTGTGCCGGGCAGGCCGGATTGGAGTTTCCGGTGCAGGAGATGACGGCCGAAGAGGAAGCGCGCTATAAGGAGAAAGAGGCGCAGCGCATTGCCATCGATGCGGCAGCCAAGTTCTTCATGCAGAACCTGTCACGGGCGGCGTCATTCCTTGCCACGCGCGGATATGCACTGACAGACAAGGCACTTGCTGACTTCGGTGTAGGCTATGCCCCGGCCGGCAACATGGCCATGACAGAGCTTACCGCAGCCGGCTATTCACTGCAACGACTGCAAGAGGTTGATGTGGTGGGCAGCAACGAAGGGCGCACTTATGACCGTTTCCGCGACCGCCTGATGTTTCCCTTTTATGACCTGCAAGGGCACGTTATAGGCTTTTCTGGACGCATCATCACGCCGCGAGAGGGTGTCGGAAAATATGTGAATACGGGCGAGACGGCGCTGTTTACAAAAGGTAAACACATTTTCGGACTCTATCAGGCACGGAAGGCCATCGGCCGGAAGGGGTTTGCCTATCTCGTCGAGGGGCAGTTCGACGTGATGTCGCTGCACAAAGTTGGCGTAGAGAATGTGGTCGGGGGTAGTGGTACGGCATTCACGGACGATCAAGTAAAACTATTGCTGCGCTTTACCGATTATGTCGTGATGATCTACGATGCCGATGTGGCCGGCGTGAAAGCCTCACTAAAGAACTGCGAGCTGCTGTTGAAAGCCGGGGCAAAGGTGAAGTGCATCCGATTACCGAAAGGAACGGATCCTGACGAGTTTGCCAAGGCAAACGGAAGTCGAACACAGGATAAATTGAAAGAACTGACGGAGCCATTTCCGAAAGCCCTCAAACGGATGCTTATTCCGCATGGCTGCAAGGACGAGACAATCATCAGCGAGGGTCTGAACACGATTTGTTCGCTCGTGGCATGTGTCTGTGATGCCGCCTTGCGGCTGGAGTATATCAAATCTGTGGCTGCCGACTTCAAAAGCAAAATCGGCATCATCGATGACAAAGTGCGCAGTATTCGGCTGAAGATAAAAGATGCCTTACCCGAAACAAAGATGCAAACTGGACTCTTCGGCATCGATGCGCTGAAAGAGAATCTTGAGAGTGACCGTCCGGGCATACTGACCTCGGTCATGCAGGAGTTCCTCGACGGCTATGGAGAAGACCCCGTCGTATATGTGGCCGGCCGGCCATCGAGCAACGACATTCAGGAATTGCGTCGCATCTATTGCTATTTCGTATCTTCAGAAATGGGCTGTAGCATCAATGATGATGGCGATGAGAACGACTATTTGCACACGCTTGCAGAGATGTTCCGGTCGGGCATAAACATTCAGATGACCTATAACGATGCCACGGGGTCGTTCATAGATTATTACATCAGTCTGCACGGCAGGTTCCTGAATGATTATGCAGGCGATAAAGTCCCACTCATCTCAAGATGTATCGAGCTGACCTCCTACGCTGAGGATACCGTCGTTACGGTCAACCGAAATCATTATTGTTCAATTCTGAAACTCACCAAGGGCCAGTTTGACGAAATCCGCAAGCCGTTCGTGCAGAAGCGGAAGTCGGCAATGAGGGTGAGTATGCAGACCGACAACCTCGATGACGAAGAGTTTGATGTGAACGAGCCACCCGATTATGTGCAGGATAATGAGGAGTACCGGCGCATGTGGCGAGAGTGTAACTACTATCCCCGGCTTAACAAGAAAGGTGAGCCGGTGTGCTACATGTTCAAGAATAAGAACGGAAACGGTATGACGCAGGTAGCCGACTTCTTCATGACGCCACTGCTGCACATCTTCAACGAAGACTTCGAGCAGAACAAGCGTGTGCTGCGCATCAACCGTCGATACTACGAGACCCCAATCTATATTGAGATACTCTCAAAGGCCTTACTGAAGATGTCGTCGATAGAAGAAGTGCTCATCAATTACGAGGCCGTGAATTTCAATGGAGAGGAATGGCAGTGGAAAGCCATCAAGACCTACATGAGCCGACACTTCGTGCAGTGCCGCGAAATCAAGACCTATGGCAACCAGCAAGCAGACGGCATGAGCCGTAAGAACGACGAGCAGTTTTTTGCTTTTTCAAATGGCATCTTTCATTGCATCGATGGGCAGTGGCGGTTCGAGCCGGTCAATGAGCTGGGTGTCGTAACGCATAATAAAGACAACTACTATCTGCCTGCTTTTTCTACAATTTACGCAGGTAGCGGAAAACAATCTGACAAATATGAACTCATCAGTCAGTTGGTTTACAAGGAAGTTCCTACAGAGAAAAGAGTTACATTTGAAAAATGGGCATCGTTAATGGACCAGGTTTACAAAATCAACAATAATGGTAAATGGGCACTCATCTTCGCCATTATGTGCGCTTTTCGAAGCAATATTCACTGCATTGACCGATTATTTACGGCTCCCTTCTTTATGGGTCCGATGTCTTCGGGTAAGACACAGATAGCTATTTCCATTCGCTCTCTATTCATTTCTCCCAATATTCCCATCTTCAACCTTAACACCGGTACAGATGCTGCCATGGCTACCATTATGGGAACGTTTAAGGATGTGCCAGTCGTGCTGGACGAATACAACAACAAGGATATCAGCGACAACAAGTTTCAGGCATTGAAAGGTATTGTCTACGATGGAGACGGTAAGCAGAAACGCAAGGGTACATCAGGAAGGGAAATTGAAAACGATAAAGTTTTCGCACCCGTTGTTATCTGTGGGCAGGAAACACCACAACGCGATGACAACGCCTTGATGAGTCGTGTTATCGTATGTGAAGTACCAAAGCCTCGCAACAGGACTCAGGAAGAGGTTCGTATCTTCGAGGAATTGAAGACTATTGAAGACCCAAACAAGGTGGGGCTCTCAAACGTACTCCTTCAGATATTGGAGTTACGTCCAATGTTTATGGATCACTTCCGTCATCTCAAACAGGAGGCATATAATGAGTTGAAGCAAGACGTCATCAACTCAGGCGAGATGGATCGATTGATGAAGACTGCCTCCTTATTTCTCGGAACAGTGAAACTGATTGAACGATATTCTAATCTACATCTACCTTTCTCCTATGATGATTTTTTCAAGATAGCACAGGAAAAGATAAAGTTCCAACTCTCACTCATCCGTAGCACAGACAAACTGGCCATGTTCTTTACAGCTGTCAATAACATGATTGACACCAAGCAGGTTCTCGAAGGTAGAGAGTTTCTTATCGAACAGCCCAAGAAAGTCACGGGCAAAGATTCTCGTGGAGACACGCACACCTTCACCTTTGAACCGGGCACGAATGTCATGTTTCTACGCCTGAGCGCCGTCTTCAGTATATTCGACCGTAGCGGATACAACAGCGAGGGCAGCACACTCTCCACTTTGGAGCAGAACCTGCGCAGCCATCCATCCTACATCGGGGCTGTCCCCTCACGCCGCTTCACATGGGAAGAGACTGTTGAAGTTCCGAGAAACGATGACCAAGAGACAATGGTCAAGATACGCAAGCCGAAGAGTACATCGACCAGCGCAATCATCATCGACTACGATAAGTTCAAAGAATTGTACAATATTGACTTCCGTAGAACATACATCGAAGAGACGACGCCAACGGATGATCCGAAGACACAGGCGGCGCCCGCAAACACAACCGTAAATCAAGAGCTCCCTTTTGCCCCCATGGAGGATAATAATGAACCTTTTTAATTAAAGAATTATGGATTTAAGAAAATATAGAATTTGCAAAGCAACACCTTCCGAATGTAGTAGTCCATGTGATTTATGCGAGTTAGTCAATTGCATTGGTATTGACGAATGTGAAGAACATTATGGATCCCGGACATATTTCAAATTAGCGGCACCAATACTTGATGCTTGTTGCGGAGGTAAAATGTTCTATTTTGACAAAAACGACGAACATGTGTTATTCCAAGACATACGGAATTTCCAGACAACACTGTGTGACGGAAGAAGTTTTGAAGTAAAGCCCGATATTCAAGCGGATTTCACTAACATGCCCTACCCAGACGAAAGTTTTACGATGGTAGTATTTGACCCACCTCATTTACTTCGCAATGTTGGTAATTCGAAATTTGCGGACATATATGGGAGTCTTAGCACCAAAGCGTCTCCTACCGGATATCAGCACATAAAATACGGAGCTTTACAAAACAACAATTGGCGCGATATGTTAAGGAATGGCTTCTCTGAGTGTTTTCGTGTATTAAAGCATGGAGGCTTTCTCATATTCAAATGGAATGAGACGGATATCAAAACTTCTGAAATTTTGAGGCTAACAAAAGAGAAGCCCATATTCGGGCACATTTCAGGAAAACGTTCTAATACCCATTGGGTATGTTTCATGAAAGGCTGATGTAATTTCGAATATAAAATCTATGTTACCAAGAGTATATATACTCCCAATTTAACTATGTAAAGGTACTAAAAAAATCCGATATTACCAAATAAAAATCATATTATTTTGTGCCAAAAAGGCATATATTTTCCTCAAGTAGAGCCGTGCCAGTCCGGATGAATAGGTACGGCTCATTTCATTTCAAATTGGATGGAGACAGGCGTAAAATCCCCCGTACCCCCTAAATTTTCAAGAAAACAAGGAAAACACGACTTTTTGAAAATATTTTTCAGAAAAACACCGTCCTACAATCCTACAATCCTACAAATTATTTTCTTTTCAAACTTATATATACAATATAACTATCAATAAATCAAAGAGTTATGTTATAATAATGAATTGTATATAGAATTATATTTATTTGTAGGTTTGTAGGACGATGTAGGAAATAGATCTTTTGGCACTTTTATGTAATTATCAATTCCTAACCTACAAATTATACTATATTGTAGGTTTGTAGGATTAAATATTAGAGTAATATATTGAAATATTTGAGTGATTTAATTTTGTTAATAAAT